CAAGCGCGGTTCGCACTTTTTGCGCCCACGCCGATGCCGTGTCGGTGTTGAGAACCGCAACGGAAACGGTCAGCGGGCTTCCGGCGATGTCATCGCCAGTCACGATAACTGTCGCGTTGCCGCTCGCTGTGATCGTCCCGGCTGCCGTTGCCGTTTCAACCTGGTTGACGCCTGCTCCGGTGATGGTTGGAATCAATGTGGTAAGGTCGATTGCAACGGTGTAAGTTGAGTCCACCTCCACAGCCAAAACAACGGCCTGTGTCGAGGTTGGCAGCGTCGTCACGGTCGCTCCCTGCCCGATACTCAGCGTCCCGGTCGTCCCCTCGCTTGTAGGCTCTGCGTTGGCCTGCAAGCCGCTGTAGGCGCGGGCGGAATTTGCGGTGATTGCCATGGCGTTTTACTATTGTAATCGGGTTGCGTTTGCAAGGATGGATTCCCGCCTTTGCTTTTGAGTGGTGTCAAAATCAGTCTCGAGCGCGGACGATCACCTTGGCGACGGTGTTGACCGCTGCGCTGGTGATGACGAGGTTTTCGAGTAGGTCGGCGCGCCCCGGAACGCTCCAAGTCTGGAATCCGTTGGAGACGCTCACCGTGTCCTTGACGATGGTCGAGATTGCCGCCGTGACGCTGCCGCTGGTGCAGGTCACTTGGACGCCGTGGATGGCAGCGCAGGTCGGGATAGCATCGCCTAGAGCGTCCACGCCGTCGCCGGTGATGACGACTTTGTTGATGCCGCCGGTCAAGGTGCCGCTGCCGCTGACTGAGGTGTTGGTCGCGGCTTCCGTCAGGGTGATCGCATTCCCGTAGGTTCCCGTATTGGCGGCGGAAATCGTGACGACGCCAGCAACCGAAACGGCATTAACAGCGGCATCGTTTAGCTCAATCTTGCTGGCCGTGTTGCTCGCTGTTGCTGTTACGTTCGCCCCGATCGTGATCTGGGTCGCCGTCGATGCCGACGCCTTGAACGTGTAAACAATGGCGTTGACGGTGATCGTTTCGTCCGCAACAGGCGCAGCGGTGAATGTGATTGTCCCGGTTGCTTGGACTCCGGGCACATCGCCAGTAGCGGTCCCGTTGTCGAGGTTGATCGTCGCCGCGTCTCCGCTGCCGTCGAATGCGATGTTGATGGTATAGGCGACATCGGCAAGCGGCATGGATGCTCGCGCTTGATTGCCGACCGTGCCGGTGAATCCGGTGGTCGCGTCGGTTTCGGTGGCAACTAGGCCGTAGATTGATGCGTGGTTTCGTGATGCCATGGCTTTAGGTGGTGAGAACTTCGGGGAAATACACTCCCTCTGGCGTGCGGGTTAGGTTGATTGGAATGCTGAGCGTGCGGCAGATGATTAGACCGCGTGAGGCGATTGCCTGCGCTTCGTGGTGGCCGGGTTTTGGCTGCTCTGCGATGCACTGGCGGATGATCGGAAACGCTACCTTTGGCAGCGCGTAGAGTCCGACGAATGAATTGTTGAACCGCTGGAAAACCGTTGCGCCATCCAGCCAGAAGGCTCGACTCGGTAGCATGTCGCTGTCGATCTTCACAACCAGATCCGCGTCAACCTCGGCAAGAGTCGCCGCCACTCCTCGCACGGCTTCTTCGCCGTCCAGGTGCCGCCCACGGCTAAAGTCTCGCGTGACGATTTCCGCGTCAACGTCGGGCGATTCGTGCGCCGATTCGATGACGACAATCCGCCGTGCTGATGGGTCGAGTTTCCGGCAATGCTCAACGGACCCCGCAAGTTTCGCGTAGTCGGGAGGATGGGAAAACCAGACGAGCGCGTTCATATCACACGGTGGCTTCAAATTCGACGGCGGTGAGCAGTCCTTTTTCAAAAGTGAGAATCTGGACAAGCGTGCCGCATTCGTCAGGAACGCGGATTGTTCGGTCTAAGCCAAAGGGAATGCCTCGGAATCTCTTGCAAAGCCCATCGTTGGATTCCATTTCAACAATGAACTCATCGCTTGTGAATTGGGTGAAGTCGTTTCCGACAACCTCAACAACCCTTTTCTTTTGACCGGGGAGTTCTTCATTGTCCTCTTTACGCTCCCTAACCTCAATCTGTCTTGATGACCCATTATCGCTGGTTGAGTCTCGCCCGTCCACCGTGCGCCACCGGATGTAGTCGCCAGCTTCTTCAGCTGGAATGGCGGGCGTGCCAGGAGTGACAACCGTTCCGTCAACCACTACGGGCGGGACCGCAGGAACTTCGGCAGCCAGCGGCTCGATGATCGCGACTCCCGGTGTCTGCTGTTGCAATACCGCGCGCAGGTCGTGCTTGTCGATTGCCTTGTCGTAGCCCTTGTAAACCTCCTGCCGCCCAGCCTCGCCCTCTTCGCCAAGGTTGAGAATCTCGATCAACTGGTTTGGCATCTCGCGGTTGCCGGTTATCCGTCTTTCGGCAACGGGGCGAGCTGGTGTGCCTCCGTCCGATTTGGTCTTGAGGATGAGAAAGAAGTAGTCGCCTTCTTCCTCGTCGCTTTCGGGTGACAATCGGATGTGGTGGATGGACTCCTGCGCCTCGTCGAAAGCTTCAACCGTCACCTCGCCGTCTTTCGGAAATCCGTCAACGTCGGTCTTAACGCGGAGGTAAACCCACGACTCGTTTGCAGGAAGCGGGAGCTTCAGCTTCTTTAGGTCAGCTTTGAATAGAGCTAACGCGTCCGGTTGTGTCGGCGGCACTTCCTCGCCGCGCTCCATCGAAACGCCAGCGATAGTCGGGACGATCCAACCGGTCGTTCCTAGGTCGGAAGCTTGCGCGGCGGGGGTGTTACTCTGGTAGCTCAGATACCCGAGGGTAACGGCAACCTGATACTCGGCGGGGTCGGAGTCGGGAACGCGGGAGATGGTTGTCCAAAATGGCTCCTTCCCTGTCGCGCTTGCGATTTGCCGCAACGGCGGCGTCCCGGTGCTTTGCAGCTTCCTGATTTCATCCTCAACCCATTTTGCCCATGAAAAGGCCGGTTGCTTGCCTCTTTTGGCTCGCGTTATCGGGGTTGGTATTCCGGGCTTGCTCATTGTTCGTAGTGCTTTGGCTCGCCCTCCACAAACCGCCAAGTGAGGGTGTTGCTAGATTGGCCCTCCGTTCGCTCATCGCTCAAGTCGGTCAACCTCCACCATCCATCAACGCCGCTGGGTTCCGGCGGGCTGCCGGGTGGTGTATCGCTTTTGCCGAGTGGCGCAAGATCCGTGGCGGAAAGGCCGCCTGCGTTCGTTGTGGCCCTCGTCCATTCGTAGCTCGGTGCTTCGTATTCGCGATCACCGTCAATCACGATGGACTGCCACCAAAGATCGCGCTCTTCGCTTCCTGTCCATGCCGAAAAAAGAGGCTCGTCAGTTGGGATCTGGTAAACTCTCCAGTTGCTTGAGGTTTCGGTCTGTCCTTCCGCGTAGGCGGTCGCAAGGCAGATTTGAACAAGCGCATTTTTCATCATGTCATAACCGTCGAAATCATGAATAAATAGCGGATGCTGCCAGATTGGCTTCATTTGCGTCACCCCGCGAAGCGAATATGTTACCTCGCGATCAAATCCAAACTCCTCTTCATCTGGCGATCCGGTGAAGCTTACGCTTACAACAGTAATTCCACCGGGCGCGTCCCGACTCTCAAAGGACTCCACTTGGAGGAAGGAAAACTCTGGCGGAAGGTCCGTGCAAAGCGAAGAGATTGGAGTTCCTTTAGAAATCGCCCATGTGACGCTTGATCCCTTCAACGCGCTAAAGTCTCGGGAAGCGGTGTATTTTCCTTCCGCGTCTTTCGCGATCAGGAAGTTTGGCGCGGGGATCAGAGATCCGCTGTTAATACCCAGGACTTGTGCGCTCATGCCCATCCGCCTTTCTTTTCGGAGATTTTCCGCAAGTAGGTTGTTTGCTCTACGCCTTGAGTAATCAGTTGCGAGAGATCGCCGCCGCTACTGGATGATTGATTGCCGCTGAATAGCTTCCAAATTCCGCCGCTTGATCCGAATGGATTCATGCTTTTCATAGACTCCATAATTCCGTCTCCAATCATTCGCCCGATGTCTTGGAATATGGTTTTGAATCCGCCCCCTTGAACCCATCCAACAAACTCGGTGAACCCTGCTTTCAAAGCGGATATTCCGGCGCGGACCTTTTCGGGGGATGCCCAATCAAAAGCCTGATCAATCCAGTCCTTTCCAAATAGTCCGACGACTTCATCCAACCCGACGCTGATCAGTTCTTTCCACCTCATGCTAAATCGACCCAATGCGTCACCCATGTCATCGTAACCCTCGGCGCTTTCTTTAATTCGACCCGCGAAATCCCCGACATTTAATCGGGCCTTTTCCATCCCGCCGTCGAAATCTCGGAAAAACCGGATCAGCTTATAGCCCATTTTCGCGCCGAAAAGATCGGCCATTGTAGTTTCAAGCTCGCCCATCCCCCACGACATTTCGCCAGCCCTGCGCCCGATCTTTTCAAAAGCCTCATCAATCCCGGTTCCCTTGAACTCGGTCATCTTAAATCCAAGCTTTCTCAGTGCGTCCTGAGCTGGGCCGGTTTCCCGCATGGCTTCTCCAATGTTTACGGCAAGCGTTGAGATCATGCGCGAAGTGTCGGCGGCCTCAGCTCCCGACAATCGAAGCGCCTCCTGAAGTAAAACTAGCCTGTCGATGGAAACTCCGGTTTGTTGACTCATGTCGTTTAGGTCGCCAGCCCAGTCCATGGTTTCCTTCACGCCCTCGGGAATCGCCATTAGGACGCGACCTAGTAAGTCGGTCATCCCAGCTCCAATCTGCCGCGCCGCGCCGATCCCGACTTGCCGCATCCCGCGCATTGCTCCAGAAAACAATCCCTTCAGTCCGCCCATTCCTGCGCGGACTGCTGAAGCGTCGAATCCGACTTTGACTGTGGTTCCAATGGCCATTCTATAGTCCCTCCAAGATCACTTCGCGGTTCGCGAGTTCTTCAAATTGGTCGATGATTTCTTGTGACGCTTCGGGCCAGTTGACCCACCGGAGCCTTGCGCCTTTGCGGGTTGCTTCCGCGTGGAAGAGTTGCAAGACAGCGCTGGCTGAAACGTCCCAGATGTCTTTTCCGCCGATGCTCGCGGCGAGATCGTAGATGCCGACCCTGCCAGCGCCTTCGATGAAGAAGGCGAGGTCGGGCGGGTCGGCAGAGGCTTTCCCGGCATCTCGCTTTCCACCACAGCCAGAGCAAGGGCGGAAAGCGCAGGGCCAAGGTATTCGTCGCGGAATTTCGGAAGCGTGTTGTCGTCGAGTCCCGCCATGAACTCGCCCGCCTTCAAATCCCATTCCTCGGCAGAGTCGCGGAACATTGCCGCTCGCTGTTCTTTCGTTCGGCTTACGACAAAGAAGATTTCTCCAATCGCTTCGTGTTCGTCCTGGTCGCGTGTTGACTCGGTGAAAAGCCCGTTCTTCCGCCGCTTCAGGATTACAAGGCACGGCTGAGAAAGCGGACCAAACTTGATCCCGTCGATCTCGCCGCCGGAATCGAAAAGCGCGTGCGATAGTATTTCGGCCCGGTTCATCCTTCAAGTCTGGCTAGGAGGTTGTTCCGCGTGGCGATGGGCAAGGATGCGTCAATGATCGCAGCGCCTCCGGTTCGGTTGGTCATCATAACCTGGTTCTTGGCTTGCCGGAAAGCTTCCTGCGCAGCGCCCCGGCAATGGACGAACGCGAACAAATGGCCGGCCAAGTTCTCGCTGTTCTTGGCGACGAATGCTGGAATGTCACCGATGGATTTCGGCAACCCGATCTTGGAGATCCCGACTTGCCCCGCGTAAACGTGCGCCCAGTTCAGCCAGTCTGAAACGCTGGACACTCCCTGTGGGCGAGCGGCGATGAAGTCGAGAATCCAGACGAAAGGGTGCGACGCCGGGAGTGTTCCCTTCGTTGACCATTCGCCCATTAGCTTGAGCGTCTCAAACTTCCCGCACGCCGAAAGCGGCAGGATGTGAAACCGCCCATAGCTCTTGCCGTCGTCCTTGTGGATCACGGAGCATTCGTTGCGCGGCTCCAGCGGGATGCCGACTGCCATCAAGGCGGATGCCAAAAGCAAATCACCCGTGGCGTGGCTGCTTGTCCCTGCCGCTTCCTGTCGTGTCATGTTTCTTTAGGAAGTTGGTTAGTCAGCGATAACCGATGGTGAGTTGGTGGCGATGAGCGGGTAGAACGCAGCGGAAATGCTGCCTTCCTCAAAGCCCGTATTGGTGCGCGTGAGACTGGTGCTCTTTACTAGCAACCCAGCGTTTCCGGTAGCGGTCGTAAACAGGTTTGCCGTGTTGGTATTCAGCGAATCCGCCGTGGTGTTCGCGAGGGTCAGCACGGACGCGAGATTGAGCGCAAGGCCGGTTGCCTTAACCGCAACCACGCCGGAACATTCCACCGTGGCGCGGTCGTTGTAGTAGGACAACCCAACGACGCTTCCGTTGTGGTTCATTGCCGTCGCCTCATCGACTTCGCTATTGGTTGACCAGCTTGCGAGATGCAGGCCGGAAGCGGTATCGTCATCAGTGACGCCATAGCGGGCGGATGCGTAAACGGTAGCAGACATGGTGCGTGATTGGTTAAGTTGGACAGCCGACAACCCGCATTTCAAACCGGGTGATCCTCAATCCGTTTTCTTGCTCGGAAATCGGCGCTGTGCCGCGAATGTCAAAGCATTTGAAACCGGGGTAGGTGGAGCAGACTTCGATGCCGTAGGTGTCCGCGAAAACGTGGTAAAGGTCGGCAACAAGCGACTGGTGATCGGCGGATGGTGTCGCCGCGTCGTCCTCGTCACCAGGAACAGAAACGAGCATGGCGTCGATTCCCATGATGAGAACTCCACGCAGGACTGGATGCTCTTCCGCTCCGGTTTCCTTCAGCACGATGCAAAGCCCAGGCCGCTCGTCCTCGGTGTCGCGGAGGTGGATCGGAATATCCGCGAGTGAAGGTCGGGCGGAATAGTTGAACTCAATCCAGAACTTTAGAGCGTTTAGCGCGAGGTCGATTGTCATTTGTCGAGTGCCTTTCTAGCTGCGGATTGATACCAGTTGATTGTCTTCCTGAGTCCGAATCCGATTGATTTTGAAATCTCGGCCTTGCTCAAAACGTGCGGGCTGGACGAGTGCGCGGATTTATTGATTAGCTCCGCGATGGGTTTGAATCCGTCGCCCCGCTGGAGTTTTGCGTCACCTTTCCCCTTGTGTTTTTGCGCGTAGCTAAGGAAGTTCTTGCCGATGCTGATCCGCTGTGCCCCGGTCTGCATTTTTGCGGCTTCATCGGCAGCACCAAGCCATGCGCCTTTTGCCATTCCGGCCCTAGCAAAGCGCGTCTTCATCGCCTTGTTGAATACGGCGAGCGTGCAAATCGCTGCCTCTGAAAGCGGTATCTTGGCAGTCCTCGCCCGCCGCCGCGTCCGGTTCATTTCAATCCAGTCGTTTACCTCGGATTCATTATTGAGAACCCTCGATTTGGGCCAGTTGGAAGACTTGCCTTGAAATGTCGCCCTTACGGTCTTCCCTGTCTTGCTCGGGCGCATGGAATCGACCGGGAAAATCACGTTCCGGGCATCGTTCTCGATTGCCCATTGCTGTTTCTGTCGCGTCCCGGTCTTGCCGTAAACCTGCGTTGAAACCGCAAGCTCACGCCCGACCTGAACCGCCCACCGTGTGACCGCTTGCTTGTTCGTATCACCAAAAGCCGCCATCGCTTTTTTTAGCGATGCTTCCAGCTTCGGGATGTCAAACTCCGCTTCGATCACGCCGCTTGCATCGGCGCTAGGTCGCCAATGTCAACCTTGCCACCGGTCAACGTCCACCGTCAGCCGCTTCACCTTCACGACATCGCCAATCCTGCCGGGGCGATAGGGGGAGCCGGGGCGGCGGATTACCAGCCCTTCGCCGCCAGCGTTGACGACAGCGACTTCCATCGCGTCGAGAGCATCGTGACCGGCGCATTCAAGGTGCGGGACCGCTTTGACATGGCGCGGAAGTGGACGGTTCAGCTTGTGCTGCCGTTCCTCAAAGGTGCCGACCGATTGAACGTCGAAGACATGAAACTCCACGCCGGACCAGTCGGAGTTCTTCCGCTGGATCGTGGATACCAGCTTGTCGAAGGTGCCGCGTCCCATCCAAAGCTCGCCGTCGAGGCGGATGTCGGGCATGGAATCAGTGAGCCACTTGGGAGCATTGAGCCGCTTGCCGTGCCGAGTAAGCAATGCGGTGCCGGTCCAGATTGCGCGGATGCCGTCGAGCTTCTCGGATACCCACCAGCCGCGAACGTCGGCGGGGATGTCGGAGGCGAGCAGGGCGGGATTCATGCGCGGAGTTTGATTTTCCGCTTGCCGCATTCAAGCTTTATTTTCCCTTTCTTGGTGACGACAACCGGACGGTTACGAACGACTGCCCGCTGCGGATTGAATCGACGCGCCAGGTCAGCCCGCGCCCGGTGGCTGTCTTGCCAAGGTAGGCGGCGTCAGCTGATGCGTAGGCGGCTTGCCACTCGTCGAGCGGAACCACGGCGTCCAGCGATTGCGAGCGGTCAAAGCCCCCGTCTTCAAACTCGCGGGACTGCTCCGATTCCGCGAACACGGCGGAAACGCTAATTCCGCCGCCGATGACGAGCGCCTCGCCACCGATTACGGCACGGGACTGCGTGAACATCGCGGAGGCAAAGTCTGTCAGTCGGCTCACGCCAACAGAGCAAAGCCCACCTCGCCAATGTCAAAACAGAAAGGGCCGAGGATTACTCCCCGACCCTTTACCATGAACAACCGCTGGAAAAACTTAACCCATCAGGGTGGCGATAAACTCCGGCTTCCAAGCTTTGACGCCGTAGAACGACATGAGCTTGATCTGGCTCATTCCGTAGCCCTTGTAGAGGCGAGCGGAGAATGACAAGCCCGTGCGCTCGTCAAACAGCGTGGCGATCTCCTCGCCGGCATCTCCACCGGGTGGCTGGGCGGGTGGGCGCATCGCAAGCTCAATCGCGTTCTTGTGGAATGCGAGGTTGCCGGTGTAGCTGTTACCAACCGTGATTGCCTTGTCGTTGACGATCAGCCCGCGCAATCCAGGCTGGTTGATCACCAAGCTGCCAGAGGTGGCGGTGAGGCCGGTCTTGACGACGTAGGCACCGGCGCTCGGATCGTCGGCTACCGTGATGATGTCACCAGCCTTGATGCCGGTGCTGTTCACCGTTCCACCGTCAACCGTCAGGGTGGTGGAGCCAACCGCGACGTTGCCATTGTTGATCAGGTAGCCGGTGCCAGCGCCCTTCGTGTGGGACTGGACTCCCGCGCTGGAGCGGATCGACATGTTGAACAGGTTGAGCAACTCGCCCCGGCGAAGGGTGGCATCGGTGCCAGCATCGCCGACGTTGGTCAGACTCGACCGCTTGCGGAGGTTGGCGGCAGCGGCGGTGTTCAGCACGCAGGACAACATGCCGTCAGACATCGGGGTGCCGTTGTCCTCAAGGATGCGGTAGAGGTCCGAAAGGACTTCAAAGTTGGAGCCGAATGGAGTCGTTCCAGCGGTTCCAACAGCGCGGCTGGAGTTCTGGTAGGCGACGGTTGCAATCGAGGCTTCGACCTGATTGATCATCTTGCGGATCGCCTGAGCGTAGAGAGCCTGCAAGGCGGCTTCAGCGCCGACCGTGTTCGCAAGCTGCGCCCACTGCTCGCCCTTGAGGGGGATGCTTGCGCCAGCGTAGAGCGAAAGCGACAGGGTTTCGGCGCTGGTCGTGATGTCAGCTGCGTCAGGCGGGGTCATCGCCGGGGTGTAGCTGGTTTCCAGCGTAGGCTCGGTGGTCCGCATCGAGATGACGGTTCCGCCAGAGGACACGCCCTCAGATCCGCCGTTGACGATAACGCCTTGGGCGAAGCCGGTCGGTTCCCTTGCGACGATGTCGCGGGCTTGATAGAGGACTTCGGTCAGTCCGGTGAGTGAGATGTCGTTGGCCATAATGGTCTAGGTTTGAGAGTTGGTTATTCGGTGATTTTCCCGCCTTCGCGGATGAATGCATTTCGCTTCGGGTGAGAAAGATTGTTGAAGGAAGCGCGGGAAAGTTTTTTATTTGCGTCGCTGTCGTTGATGATTTCATCAACCGCAGGGTGACCGGCGCTTGCGATCATTTCGGCGGCTTTGGCGGAAATGGCATTTGCGATTGCCTCGGGAGCTTCAACGGACGCGACAAGCTCCAGCGCCTTCGCCTCGATGACTTCGGGCTTGGCGAGAGCTTCAGCGACTTCGCGAGCTTCCTTGTCAGCCTTGGCCTGAGCTTCGGCGGTTTCAGCCTTCGCCTTGAACTCGCGGAGTTCGTCAGCGGCCTCGGCCAGAACGGCGTCGGCTTCTTTCAGCTTGTTGGTAAGCGTCTGGATTTCGTTAGCCGCATTGACGAGTTCGCCATTTGCAGCTTCCAGCTTTGCGGTAAGTTCGCCATTCGGCAGGAGTCGGTCAAGAATGCTCATACGGTTATTGGTTTCGGATTTCGCGCCCTTGCCGCCAATGTCAACGGCGGATTTCCCGACGATGGAATCGGCAAACTTGCGCTCGATAGCTTCCGCCGCGCCCATCCAAGTCTCCTTCTTCATCAGTTCGCGCATCTCGTCTTTGTCAGCGCCGGTAACGCCTGCGTAAATGCTGGCGATCTCATCGCTCATCTCGTCGAGAATCTTCGCGGCTCGTGCGTGGTCTTCGGAATCCCCGCCGACCGTTTGCTGCGCTTCGTGAATCATGATCCGCGACCCTTGTGTGATTCGTCGCTCGTCTGCCGCCATGAAGATCACGGAAGCCATGCTGGCGACGATGCCGTTGCCGGTGGCGATGACCTTAACGCCGCGTTCCCGCATCCCCATGAGGGAGTGGTAAACGCGGTATCCGTCAAGAACGCTGCCGCCTGGGCTGTTAATCTCGATTTCCAGCGTCTCTAAAGCGTCGTCAGCCTTTGCCGTGAACTCGCCAATGCGGAGGTTCTCGGCAACAGCCTTAGCCCCGTAGAGCTTTTCGATGTCACCAATCAGGTCGTCGGAACTCCACGGCGTCACCGCATCGTTCAGCTTCACCTTTCCGGTTCGGTTTTCAATTTGAATCAGGTTCATCTTCTTCGATGGGGTTGGGTTCTTCCATGTCGGGCGCGTCGCCCTGCTCGCCCATTTCGTTAGGCGTGAGCATTGCCATCTCCCGGTCTTCGATCTCAACGCCAGCGGCTGCGCCCACTTCGGCGGCTATCAATTTCCGCAAGACGATCTCGTTAGCCCGCTCGCGGGTAAATTCTTCAATGTCGCGACCGTTGGCCTCGATGACTTCGGTGAGATTGCGGGTGCCTGCCCGCCAGCCTTCAAGTAAAGCCTTATCCTCGCGCCCGTCGTCAACCGATAGGCGAGGCGGCTTGGAGAATCCCCATAAGGTCGGATTTGCTAGGAAGACTTGCGATCCATTGGCGCGGGTGATCTTGCCTTTCGACTGAGCGAATGCGGCAGCGTAAGAGACAACGCGCTTCGCAAGGAAGAGGATCAGGCGTTGCCGCTCGCCCACAGCTCGACGGGCGCGCAGGATGTCGGCCCGCTCGGCTGTTCCTTGACCGGCTGATTTCCAAACCATGCCGTAGCTCCAGCCGGAACCGACAACGGAAGCCCGGTTCAATCTGTCCTGGAAGCTTTCCCAAACATCGCCAGGATTGTCGTGCTTGATGACTTCCAGCTTCTCACCGGAGTTCGCCCGCATGTAACGGGTCATTCCGCCTTGATAGCTTTGGAATGTAATGCCACCAGAGTCTTCAGTGGATTTTCCAAGCGCGATGCCGGGGTCATCAAGATCCGGACCGCCATGCTCGTTGTATTCAATCAACCCGATGGACGAGATGATGAGTTGGCGAATCCGCTCGTATTCGGTCGATTGAAGACAGTGCTTTAGGTCTTCGACGGCGTGCGTGAACGTCGGGAATCCTCGTCCCTGATCGCTGAAATCCTTGTCGTAAACGTGGACAATGGAGCTTGCCGGGATGTCCTCAAATTTATCAACGTCGGTTTCGCCAGCTACACGGTAGGCAATGGCTCGACCTTGTTTGTTGTAAATGATTCCATCCTTGATTCTTGCGCCTTGGTATCTTCCTTCGGTGATTTTGGCTTCGTTCCCGCCACCTCTTACTCGGTGACTAGGAATGTTTTGGAGAAGCGGAAACGTGCCGTCCCCGGTCATCGTGAGGAGCGTGAAATGATCCCCGAAGTCAATGTCCTTGCTGGCGTCGTTTAGATACTGGTGCCAATCGTTGATCCCGCCGCGCACATCACAGTTGGGCATCCAAACGTTTTTAAGCCAGCGTTCAACGGCATCGCCGTTTGCCGTGTCGTCTCCCGCGTAGGCCGGAATCCATGCCTGCCCGACTGAGTATTGAGCTTTCTGCGCAACAATGGCTTTCGGCACGCCCATGTTTGCCGCCAGCCGCTTTGACAGCGAGACAAGCGTGCGCCGGTCATTTGACGGAATCAGCTTGTCGATGTCCGTGTCGTTGATCGAAAACTGCGCCCCACGCGACCGGGATCGATCGGAACCGTGGGCGAATCGACTGGAATAAACAACCGGAGCACCAAATTCGTCGAGGATAGCCATATTAGAAAATCGCTCGGGTGTCGGTGTTTAGCGGTCGCCCCGCGTCAACCTGGTTGATGACGTAGCGCAAAAGCGTCAGACGCTCGGTGTTCGACATCGTGCGCCTGCCGGAAAAAGTCTGCCCGTTCACTGTCGAACTGGTCAGCTCGAAAGCCGCGTCGGGGCTTGTTGCCAATGATAGCGCGAGCGATGACGCCTCGGCACGAATTGCGGCAACCGCAACCGCGTCGTCCTTGACGGTCAGGTAAATCGTTCTGGCAAGGCGAGCGGACACACGCCCCGAATCAAGCTTGGAGCGCGAATGTCAATCAGTCTTCCCCGCCCTCGAAAAGCCGGAACATCCGTGCCGCTCCGGTCTGGTAAACCTCGCAGTCGTAAAGGTGATTGGCGCGGGACTTCTGCACCCATACCCGCTTCACCTGCTGCTCTCGACCAACTTGGAACTCTTCCATTCGCTCGGCTTTAAAGTGCTTCCGGTAGGCATTGGAAACGTCGGAGAAAACGCGCCACTCCGCGCCCTGCCCTGATGACAAGCGGGCGAGCATGTCCTTGAGTGGATTAGTCGCCACCCATACCCATCGTGCGATTCCGCCGCGTGGCGCGGGCTTTCGCTGAATCTTGGAAAACGGATTCTCGATTTCCTTTCCCGACTTCGATTCCGCCTTCCAACCGGTCCTTGATCCGTCCCCTTTGATGCCGACCCATCCACGCCTTACGATCAGGTTAAGGATTCGCGGCTCGTCGTATCCGATGTCGATGAACGTCTTGTTTGGGTCAACTTTGTAGCGTGCGATCAGCTCGGTCAGTTCCGTTTCGTCGCCGCCCCTGCCGGGAACGTAACCCTCCCAGAGCAAGGTTGACTCACCGCCCTGCCACCATGCGCGAATCACCATCCAGAAGTGGTCGCCGCCAACGTCGATAGTCGCAACCCGGCAAGCTTCGCCATCCAGCGGCTGACCCTCGGCTACGTCGTCGCGGCTGTAACCTGAGACGGCTAGCGGGGCGGCAGTGTCAACCATGTCCTCGGACCAGAACTGCGCCCGTCGTTTCTGTTTCCACTGCCGGAGCTTCTCAACCGCGCCGGCCTTGGCCATGCGGGTCGCCTCCAAGAATCCGAGAACCTCGTTCGACCACGGAATCCACCAGACTGCCAGCGAGTCAACGTGGAAGCCACGATAGCCTCGGACGGGTGATTCCCCGCCCGGTGACATGTAGCCTTTCGCTCCGTTCTCCATGTTGGACGATGAGAGCAAGCGGCGGTTTGCCACGGTGTCGGCGTATTCCTGACCGCAGTCGCAGCGCATTCTTGCGGTGTCTGAGCTGGCTTGCTCGTCGAGCTTGCCGTCGACCTCGATGCGGTCGAACTTGAGATCTTCAAATGAAAAGGGGCGCGGGTTGCGGCAACCTGGGCATTTCCACCCAAAGGACGCCTTGTTGGTTTTCTGCCATTCAAGGTCAAACTCGCTGCCGGTGTATCCGCCCTGAGAGACGAGGTATATTTTCCGGTTCCATCTGTCGTGATGCCGCGCCAAGAACTCGCGGACAAGCCCCGGCTTCCATGTCCACACCTCGTCCCCGTAGAGCCAGCGCATCGACTTCTCTTGGAAGTTCGACAGGTTCGCCCCGCCCATGATAAGCGGCATGTGCGGGAAAAGAATTTCGAGCTTCCTCGATTTGTGGCGATCCTCGGGCCAAAGTGCCGCGAGCATGGCGCAGGATTTAAGGGCGGGGGTAAGCCGGGACTCAGCCCAGAACTTCGCGTCCTCGTCGGTCTGGGACGCGTAAAGCATCGGGCCGGGATCTTCGGAAACGACGTAGGGAATCAGAGCTTCCGCCATTGTGGATTTGCCCGATCCGGTTGGAGCTAGGACAACGATGTTCCGCGTGTCAAAGTCGGCAGCGCATTCCATCGGACCCTTCCACCAAGGAGTCTGCTCCGGGTCGAACTTACCGGATCGCTCGCTATTCTGAATCTTGACGTTAGCGGCAGCCCACTCCCACGGAGTCAACTTAGTCGGTGGTCGCCAACCTAAACACGCGCCCTCAATGACTGGATTCTTCCGCATAAATGGCGTTGGTTTCATCGGATAGCCGGGTGAGGATCTCAATAACCTCGGCTTGAATAAGCTTCTGGATAGCGGACGCTTCCAATCCTTCAGCCCTCGGCGGAATGTCGGCGGCGAACTTAAGTAGCTCGCCACGAGCGGCGGATACGACTCGGGTTATCGACTGGCGAACCTCGCCAACAGGGACAAGCTCGCGAGTCTCCATCTGGACGGCAACGATTCCCTTCAGCGCGAGAACCTTTTCTTTGAGGATCTTTACTGTGTCGATGTCCTGCGCCTGCCTGATGGCAAGCTCCATCTCTTGTAGGCTTTGAGCTGTAGCGGTCGCTTCCGGTAGCGCCATCTTCGCGCCAGGCTGAATCCGGTGGTTCCTAGAACTAGCCCACGCAGCCATTGCCTCACGGTTCCAAGGGTCAACCCCTTGCCTTTTGGCCTCGTCCCAGTCCTTTCGGTTAATGCCGCGCTCGCGACATGCTTCGGCTATTGTTGTCCTTGGCATTTGGTTCCTATCTTATTTCTTGTTGCATACTTAATTCCCGCGCGACGCAG